CAAGGCGGAACCTTGTCATCACCCTTTTTGCCTTCGTTGAGTTTAGCCCAAGGCGGAACCTTATCACCGTCTTTCTTACCTTCGTTGAGTTTGGCCCAAGGTGGAACCTTGTCTCCGTCCTTTTTGCCTTCATCGAGCTTAGCCCAAGGTGGAACCTTGTCATTGCCGCCTTTCTTGGTTCTAGCAACAGTAAATCCATGTTCTTCGGCAATCTGTTTAGCTTCAAATAAGTTCATAAAATCTCCTTAAAATCTTTACTGTATTTATATTATTTATAAATATTTTATGGCACTAGGCGATTTTAGAAAGATATTTGAGAAGACAGAAGTCATAAAACAAGCTACAGTAGAAGAAGTTAAAAAAGCATTTGAAAAGTTGCCAAATGCTAATATACAGTATTCATTACCTGGTGAAAGAAAAGCTCGTAGAAGCGATGGTTTTGAACATTTAACAAAGACGGTTGACCTTTCAAAATATACAGTAATTGAATTTACTGCTGAAAGAAATGCTGATGACGCAGGTATTACAAATAGCCGTTATAATATGAAACAAGTAAAGGCATTTATAAATTCACAAAACAATATAGAAGCTTATGAAAAGAGCGTTTTGGAATTTTTAGGTGCAAATGCGTTAATGATTAAAAATAAGCCAGTAAAATCTGGTGAAATTGATATGTACCCATTAAATGTTGGGAATAAAGTTTTATATTCTACAGCACCTTGGTATTTACGTGGTCACGGTATTGCAGCAGCAATGCGTTCTACAAATACTGAAATTCAAGAAGCAGGTCAAGCAGTTGGTTTATTTACCGCTTATATGATGGATAGTAAAAGCGATGAAATTGACATTAGACATTTGAACTCTTTTGAAAATAGATTCCATTTTTCATTGTATAATAATAAAAGGCGAGTAATGAATTTGCTTGAATGGTATATTTACAATTTCCATGGAGCAGTTGAAAAGTGTGTAGACGGTGGTGCTAAAGTATTTGCCGGATTACGTAATCCATTGACGATGCATCTTTCAGATATATCTTGTGAAGCCGGACATAAAATTGCAGAAAGCGGAATTGGTCCAAATATTCGTTCTGTATTTAATGAACTGAATAAGAAACAAGAAAGAAAATTTAAAAATATAAACTCCTGGTGCCCTGCAGATATTGTAGTTTATGATGAAAGTTTGAAGAGAGAAATGAAACCTTCTAACTTTGCTGATATTGATGAATATACTAAATGGCTTAATCGACAGACTGAAACAAACAGATTAAGACTTATTTCGTTGAAACTAAATACTTCCCGTTGGGACAACGTTATTTCACGAACAAGCGTTTCGGATAAAAAGAGAATGCCTGAAATATTGGATAAGAAATGGGAAGTTAACAAAGGTAATATTTACCTTTATGTTCATCTAAATGAAGATGGAATTAAAATAACAGATAAAAATCAAGGTAATGTTATTAGGCTTAAGTTTACGGTTTTCGATAATGATAAAGGCGCAAGTATAGAAGCTGATTATCTTAATACTAAGCAAGTTCATTTTAATTTTGAACGTGAAATTCTTGTAGAGAATTTTAATCGTAAAGAAAATACTCAGACTATGCTTGGTAAGGCTCGAGATACGTTAAACTATTATTTGGCCAAGAAAAAGATTGATACTATTGATGACGTTAATTTTGTATGGCCGGATCAGTTTAAAGAATTGTTACATACAGATGCAGTAGACGCGTTTAATGCAAGAACGACAACCAAACCATCATTGAAACGAAATACTGAAAAACTTGTATTGCGTGATGAAATTATGAAACTATATTCTGACTGGTTGAACAAGATGCGTAAGTTCTGTTTGTATAGAGGAGAACAGGAAGTAAATAAGTCTATAGATGAGTTTATTCTTTATACGATATATGCCGGAAAGAAAGAAAATTTCCAGGATATGGATTTCTTCCCTAAATATTATAAAATTGGATAAAAATAAAAACCAGGTTATTCACCTGGTTTTTTAAATTATAATCAAGATTACATCTTGCTGTACTTGATTCCCTTTGCGTCGAGGAATGTAGTAATCTTTGCAATATCCTTTTCAGACATGCCAGTGATTGTGACAGATTCACCTTCATCGTCGATAGCAATATCAGCATTCGAACGAGAATTAGTGAGCGTAGCCTTTCTGACCATTGCATTGGTAAGCTTAGCACCAATTCCGAAAGAAGCACTGTCAAATGCGAGAGTAACGGGAACCTTCTTACCAGAAGAAGAGGCAGCAGCTGTAGCCGGAGATTCACCTTTGGCAATCTTGTCAACAACAGCAGTTACACCGCCAGATTTTTGATTACCGTTCGGAGTCAAAAGACTTACAGTATCGACCTTATCGTTTTCGATAACGCCCATATTCTTAAGTTTGTCAACCATGACAGTTGCAAATTCATTGTGGCTGCTTATACCGCAAAGCATGGAACCATCTTCCAAAGTCTTTGTCGGGAATTCTGTGCTAGAGCCCCAACCGATTTTCTTTGTATTGGTATGTCCGTTTTCGTCGGTAACTTCAGTTTCGACACCGCCATACCAGTTACATTTGCTAATGAAGGCGCGAGCTTCCTTAACCTTGTCGGCAGGAACTGTGAAAACGTAACCCTGAGGCTGAATATAGCCAGGAGTTCCCTTACCACCCTTCTTGGAACCGTCACGAAGAACGGAAGTAGGAGCGAGGTCACTATTCTTCAAGATTTCACCGAATTGTTCGAGCTGAGATCCCTTTACAACGAGAGCGTCATGAGCTTCATTCTTCCAGTAAACCATTGCATAACGAACGCAGTTTTGAGCAAGGTCATGAAGTGTTTTTGCAATCTTGGAGAAGTTCGGAGTACCAGTTTCCAAGCTCTTCATGAGATCCTTGTCGGTCTTGATTGTCATGTTGATTTCATCCTTACCGTCGATTGCATACACGATAGTAAATGGACGAATATCGGTAATGGTTGTAGAACCATGAGCAATTTCAGATTTTAAGCGACCTTCATAGAAAAGAGCCAACTGTGTCGGACGTTGACCCTGAACGCCGTTGTTATTTGTAGACCAGTTCTTGAAACGAATTGTCGAGAAGTAGTTACCAATATGTGACGGAATAAGATTACCGTCATTTGTATGTGCACTATTGAAATGAATACTTACGGCCCATTTCATTACCTTAACCCAGTTGGGTTCATGGGTCATGGCTTCCATGATATTATCGTAAGCTTCATCCTGAGTAAACACGATATTGCTGTCATCAGTTTTGAATAAATGTTCCATTTTAAATCCCTTTTTATGATTTTATATATTATTTATAAGGCAAATCCGCATTAAAATCTTCGGAAAAATTGTAAAAATTCTATAAATATAGTAAACAACATTGGAGATTTTAATTATGGAAGCAAAAAAGCTATTGTGCGAAGAAGCTTGCGCCGAAGCAAAATCAGTGCTTGAAGACGCTGGCAATAATATGAAGACTATGTATATCAGTGGTCCGTTCATGATGGCTGAAGAAGTAAACCGTAACGGTCGTACTTATTCTAAGGCAATTATTGAACGTGAAGTTAACAAGTTCCAGAAGCTCATCGAATCCCGTGAAGCTCTTGGAGAATTGAACCATCCTGAGACAATCGAAATTAACCCTCGTGAAGCTGCAATTATGATTACAGACCTTCACATGGACGGAAACCTCGCAATGGGTAAGGCAAAGGTTTTGCATACTCCAAACGGTAAGCTCCTTGAATCCCTTTTGCTCGACGGTGTTCGTATGGGTGTTTCTTCTCGTGGTACCGGTAATTTGACAGAAGGCAATATGGTTGCAGACGACTATAATCTCGTAACTATCGACTCTGTTTATATGCCATCCGCTCAGGTCGCTTATACTGACGCAATGTACGAATCTGTACAGTACGTTTCTAAGTGGGTTCTTAATGAAAATACTGGACTTTTCATTGAACAGCGTGAAAAGATTATCAACGGTCAGAAGGCTTTCAATAAGGAAGTCGATAAGAAGGGTTCTAAGGCCATTGTAGAAGCTCTTAGAGAGTTCATTAAGACATTCTAATAAAAGATACTAGGTAAACAAATAAGGGTCCCAGAGGCCCTTATTTTTGCAATTATTCAGACATAAATAAGATATAAGCTATGAAGGAGTAAACTATGTTCCAAGGAACCGACACACTTAGAGGCCATAATGAAAATGTGGAAATGACCCAGGAGCAGTGGGCGGAATACGAGAAGTGTTCAAAAGATATTTTCCATTTTGCTAATTACTTTTATATTTTGACAGAAGACGGTGAATTGCCGATTAAGTTGAGAGAATATCAAGAACGTCTCATCAAGGTAATTTGCGGAACTTATTTCATGCGTAACGATGACGGAACCATAATGACGGATTCCAAGGGTGAAAAAGTTTTAAGAAATAACAGAATTATTACCGTGGGTCGTCAGGCTGGTAAGACTACTATCGCGACGCTTTATATTTTGTGGTATGCGCTTTTCCATAAGGACAAGACTATTGCTGTTCTGGCTAACAAGGAATCACAAGCTATTGAAATTATGCTTCGTATTCGTGCAGCAGTTCTGAGACTTCCTATGTGGTTACAGCAGGGTATCAATCCGGACCGCGGTGGCTGGTCTCAGAAATCAATAGGATTTGATAACGGTTGCAAAATTTTCTGTGCTGCTAGTTCGTCTTCTGCTATTCGTGGTAAATCCGTTGACTTGATGCTCGTGGACGAATTTGCTCACTTGCCGGAACAGGATGCTGACGATTTTATGATGTCGGTTATTCCGACACAGGCTTCTCGTAAGACAAGTATGTTGATTCTTATTTCAACGCCTAAGGGTATGAACCAGTTCTATAAGATTTGGCAGAGTGCTCTTGCTGGTATCAATACCTTTGTTCCTGCAAAGATTGCATGGAATGAAATCGACGGTCGTGATGAAACATTCAGGAAGAAAGTTATTCGTGACCATGGTATTAAGTTCTTTAACCAGGAATATGCTTGCTTGGATCCGAATGAAGAAATTACTGTCCAGGACGAGGCCACAGGTATTGTTTTAACTGACAAAATTGGCAAAATTTTCGAATTATGGCAAGACGGTTTCCTTAAATAATACTATAAATATATTAAGGAAAATTGCTAGATGGTTTTTGGAGATTACTGTAATAAGATTAAGAATATTTTAGCTAGAACTCATCGCGATGTGAGTATTGTTGACTATAACATGGAACAGATTTTCGAAGCATATATTAACGATACTCCCGCCTCCAAGGTCATTGAAAAACTATATAAATCTATGAATGAAGCTACAGCTGATACAGACTTTTTAAAATATAAGAATCGAGTACATACGATTCTTGAAAAACTGGGATATGATAAATCCGAACTTGATAACAAGAAGGTAACTGATACTATTTCTGATTTGTACGATACAAATGAAGATGAATACGCATGTGCCGAAATTTGTAAGGACGAAATCGACAAGGCACAAGAACTTAAACCAATTAAATTGACTTCTCGTCAAGTACAACATGTCCGCAATAACCTGATTATTGCATTACATCCGGTCAGCAACGCTGCTTTACTAGATTTAAATGTTTCTCCTCAAGGAGCAGTGGTTAAAATCAAGGTTAGACTGACCCAGGGATTGCAGGAACTACATACCGACGCCAAGTCATATATTAAGGAAGTCCATAAGTATCTTCGTGCATTTTTGCTTCAGAATTCAAATACGGACGTAGATTTTAAAGTAAAGAGTTATTCAATTAAATTTAATAATTTGTATTGTACATCAGAATTTTTTATACCTTTTAAGGACGCTAATGGAATACCGATACAACTGTTTAATGTGTATGATATTGCCAGAATAATTAAATCGCACTTGAATGTGTTAGAAACTTTTAGTGAACAATATAGGAATATAATTAAATAAAAAATCACCCTCACGGGTGATTTCTTTTTAACACTTAACATTTACATTTCCGACCGCATGAGGAGCGCCAGTAACGATACAGTTTGGTAAGTTATTGACGAACTGTTTTGCCAGATTTTTACCGAGCTGAACTTC